ATTGCCCCCTTTCCACATTCTTTACATACACACCGGATGTTATCTACTTCTACTTCACCACTTGAATCATCCAAAACCGCATCATACTTCCATACACTCATTTCACAATAACATTCCATGCACTCTCCACGCAATCTGTCGCATATGTGTATTTCCCAGGCCTCATGTTTCATCTTATCAGGGACACTGATTTTACGTGAATCAATGCTGAAATACTTCTTTTCGGTGTATTTCACCAGATCGCTCAAACGCTTCTTGAACTGTGGATTGATCGTGGAGTTCGATTTGTTCGCGTCGGGTGAGATGAAATATCCAAACTCATTTCCACCATCATTTGTAAGTTCAATCACGACCCGTATGTTTGGATGACCCCTTAGAGGGAAGTCTTCGTTGAAAATGTATGTTTCACCTATCTTCACCCACATCTTACGGTCCAGAGACCGTGTCTTGTTTTCAGCAGAATCATTTGGCGTATCAATATCGTAAATACGCACGATAGCTTCTTGAACACCATGATGCCTAACCCGTGCTTGTTCATCACTGAAAGGTTTTGTGGCACGCGCGTTGAATTTGCGAAGAGTTCCGCTATCATCGCGTATGCGATACTCCAATTGCGAGGATGTATCTCTCGCAATAGAAGTTTCGTAAACACGTTCTCTGACAGTTTTACCTTCATCTGACTGGAGGATATTTTTACCATCTATAGGGACTCCACCGTAAGTAATACTTACTGGATGGAGACCCTGTAGATAATGATTGTAGTACTTGCCGAGTTCCATAATTTCTTCTTCTACATCGGCATCCATACAACCATATCTACCAGAAAGACGGTAATTCCGCCGGATCATCCGAATCACATCGTTTGTCCCCAGCATACCAGGTTCATCTGACTCATCCCTGTCGGGGAAAGTGAACCAAACGAACTTAGTGCCATTAACCATACCATCATACATGAAAGATAAATCTTGATCTCCCTCTATATCTTCCAGTGACCCTTGGGAACTGCTAATGATGTTGAATGTGTTGTTGAAGTGCACGACACTGTAGAACCGTCCATTCTCGTTGTCTTGAACGAACAGACCCATTGCGTCGTGACCCTTGTTTATGGTGATTGGCGCGTAGATCCCATATCCCATGTTGTTGGTTCCAGACCTCTCAGAATCGGCTATCCGGAATGCCTTCACCAGTTCCTCCATAGTGGAGAATCCTGAAGCATTCCTTTCTTCAAATTCAAAGAGGAATAGGTTCCCATTCTCCATGTCCTTCATATTGATGTTGATCGTGTAGTCCTGGGATACATTCTTGGAGAGAACATTGTTCAGGTATTCTTTGACCGTTGTCTGGTGGTTGTATCCAAGAGACAGGATATTCTTGATGATTCCCTGCTCCGAAATAGTCACCTTTTGCAGTGCCGCCATACTTAAGTATGACTCAACCGATAAAGTAACCAACTTTCAGTCCTAGTCAGTTCAACGAGTAATATTCAAGTAGTTTCCTCTTAACTCAAAACCGCTCTAAATTTTGTTTGTTGATAATTTTCAAAGTAAAAATATCAAATTTTTTAGGAACTCTTCTCTCAAATGAGATTTTTTAAAAATAATTTATTAATTCAAATTTGGATTTTGTATTAATAGATTTTTTTCTATCCTATGAATATAATATGAACACTTCTTTAAGAGGATAATGTGATATTTGGTCTATAATGTGATATTTTGTCTATAATAATAATCAGAAATATGTCTGATTAGTGCGTCTAATTTATCACCAAGCTCTTGATTCCCTCCAGTGCATTTCATGCGAGCTTCTTCATTAAATCCTACAAAAATAATTAGCTCCATTAATAATTCTTGTTCAAAACCTTGTTCTTTTTCTTCATATTTTGATAATACCATATCTAAATTGTTTATCACTGCTTTTATTCTTGTTTTTTTATTAAACCCAGGGGTCGTTTTTAAACCAACTAATATAGTGACTACATCTTCAAGCGGTTTATATTTATCCAACCTACCTAAACCACCGATACCTCTAAATTCATTTTCCAATTCCTCCCGTGTAAAAGAAGTTATTCCATATTCACAATTTCCTGTGGTTTTATCAGCCCAATCACTGTCACTCATAATTACTCCCCCTTTTAACACTTTTTTATTTCTTTCTTTATTTTTACGATTAATTTTCTTAGTCTTAACTTTATATATACGTTTTCTAGTCTTTTTACAATTTTTAGACCTTCGTTTACCATATAATTTGACATTTACTTTACTTTTACTTTTACGTTTACTTTTACGTCCTTGATATTTTCCCATGTTTTATATATATATATATATATTTATTAATTCAAATTTGGATTTTGTATTAATAGATTTTTTTCTATCCTATGAATATAATATGAACACTTCTTTAAGAGTTTATGAAACTGATACTCCTCAACATAAATTATATAGCGATATGCATCGTAATCAAACGCTAAGATAAGAAAGACACCTATTATTCACAACTATTAGATGAATACTTTCCCGAAATTTTACAATGGTAGACTATTATTCATATACTTATACATTTCAACGACTTGTTTAGACCATTCATCGTTATTAGGTCTAATACAATTCGAACCCCTAAATCCATAAGACCAGTTTCCTATACATGGTATATCTTTATGATTAACACATTTATCTTTATCAATCACACTCAAAAATTTTACAGGGATTTTAATAGCATGTGATTTCCAGCGTTCTCTTGATTTACTATCTAGTGCAAATATTTCACCATTATTAGTTATAAAATTTAAATCATCATCAGTTAAATTCATCTTAGGTTTTTCTTTTACTTGTAAAATAGCTATGTATCCATTCCCTCTAACATACCAAGCGATTATATCATTTATTTCCATTTCTAAGATTTTCCTGTATCTATTTTCTTTATTCCAACTAATAACAAACCCACCTTCTAATAATTTATACCAGTATCTCAAACTATATTCATGACAATTCATATACCAAACATCATTAGCCTTTTCAATAATATTATTTATATCATTTTCTACTGTTTTTAGGGTTTCTTTTTCTAGGGTTTCTTTTTCTAGGGTTTCTTTTTCAACTGGTTTAACAGATGTTGTTAAATTATTTGAACTTGATTCATAATCTTCTAAAATATCTAATAAATCATTATTAGATTTAACATTGATTGTAGGTGTATAAGTGACAGATACAGCTTTAACTCTACCATTTTCTTTATTCAATTTAAATTCAATTTCTTTATTAAGTATAGTTTCGCTCAATATAAAGTTTTCACAATCTGTTATATGGAAAAATATACCAGATTGGTTCACCGTATTTATAAATCCATAATCTAAGTTACGACTTAATTTTACAATTATACCTTTTTCTTTTACTGAAAAATGATTAATGATGGAATCAAATCTTATATTATTATCAATTAATAATTGTTTTAACTTTTCACATTCATGGTGTTTTTTCCAGAACATGTTTTCATATTTTTGTTTATCTGCAATTAATCGTTGAAAATTACTCATTTATTATATATGAATGTTAAGTATTTAAATAATATCTTAATATTTTATGAACATTAAGTATTTAAATAATATCTTAATATTTTATGAACATTACGTATTTAAATAATATCTCAACTTATCTATAAAATGGGAAATAATTGTTACATATGGTTTGAGGTAAATGGAACAAACGATACAATAGATAAGATATATCAAGAATTAAATACAATAGGGTTTAATGGTTGTTATGGATTTTCAGATATTCAAAAAATAAATGATGGATGTTTAGAAGTCTATGGAACAACTAAGTGGGAACCACCTGTAGAGATGTTTAATACGTGGTTAGATACTTATAAATCATTAAAAATTAGATGTTTATTCAAAGAAGAGTTTTTACAATTTGCTGGATCATGGAATGAGGAACAGTCACAGGCTGAATTAGTTGATTTTACAACGGTTACATCTGACGATGTTCGTAGTGCTGATTCTGGATTACTAAGTGAAATTGATAAAAAATTAGATTTAGCTGATCATATGGACACACCTGAAATGAATGATAATTAAATTTCAAAGAAATTTGATTCAAAAGGAGGAACCTTTCTTATTAAATTTCAAAGAAATTTGATTTAAAAATATATATAAGATAGTAATATAAAATGGACGTAGAATTTTGCGATAAGTGTGAAAATCTTCTTTACCTATACATTGATAATGAAACGCATAAAATAGTTATGAAATGTAAGTCTTGTGGAAATCAAAAAGAAATGAAAGATAAAGTAGTTGAAATTAATAATAATACAACAATAAATGTAGATAAAAGTGATGTAATAAACTCAAATCCATTTATAACGCATGATATTACATTACCTAGTATTAAAGATAATATGAACATCAAATGTCAGAATGAAGAATGTACAAGCGAAAAGGTAGATATCAAGTATATTAAATACGATGATGTAAATATGAAATATCTATATATTTGTAACTGTTGTGGATACAAGTGGAAGAATAATTTATAAATTTCAAAGAAATTTGATTCACAAGGTGAAAACCTTATTTATTAAATTTAAAAGAAATTTGATTTAAATATAAAATTATATATAAGATAATAATATATATAATGGACGAAGAAGATTATAATGATGATTATGAAGAAAATACATATGATAGTGGAAATGAAGGTGTATATGACACAACATTAATACCTTCAACAGATGTTCCTGATTCTATAGAATTCTACAAATATTATAAAGAACATAGTAAAAATAAAATAACAGATCCATGTTTAACGAAATATGAAAAAACTAAAGTATTAGCTGAAAGAACTCAACAAATAGAAAATGGATCAGTAATATATATACCTTTAACAAATAAGCTAACAGATGCTTATTCTATAGCTTTAGAAGAATTTAAACAAAAAAAAATATCATTTATAATTTGTCGTCCTTTACCGAATTCTAAAGATTTTGAATATTGGAAATTAAATGATTTAATGTATTGAAAAAAATATTGTTTAATATATAAATGAAGTTTGATTATTATTGTGTAGCATTAGTTGTATTAGTTTTGTTTTTTTTATATTTAGACAATAACAATAATTTAGAAGGGTTCGCATCATTAGATGAAAAAGAAGATAAAAAACCTAGTGTTAAATTTTCAAATAAAGTAGAAGTAAAAGATTCTAGTATTGGTCAAGTTCCACAGAAACTGAACTCGAAACCACCCCCATCTATGCAAAAGGATTTAGCAGTTTTGTCGGTTTCCAGTGATCTAACTTCATTAGATAATGCTTTTGCTCCATTACTAGGTTCAGTTCCAACCTCTAAACAGTTTCCAAGTAATTTATTAAGCACCGGTTCGAGAGTGGGTGGTAAAGGTAATTTGGGTGATTCAACTATTGGGACAGTGGGTGGTCCCGTTAAATCTGCGGGTTCTGATAAAGTTCAAGGTATCCCAGTACTAGAAAACACCATGTTAGGTGCTCCATTAGACTATGCTTTAGATACTAAAGTATTATTATCTGGTGTAAAACCTGTATCACCTGGTATTGGTAAACCGGGTATGGGTATGACTAAATCAAAAGGTCCTAAAAAGAATTTAGAATTACACATGGTGTATACTAATTGGTGTGGTCACAGTAAAAGAGCTATGCCAGATTTTGATAAAGTCGCAAATGAAATAGATGGTTCAATTATGGGTGATCATTCAGTATCAGTGGTTAAACACGACGCTGATACTGAAGAAGGTAAAGCATTTGCTAAAGAACATGGTGTAAGAGGATTCCCTACACACTTTTTAATTGTAGAAGGAAAGAAGATAGAAAGTGGTGTTGGTAGAACATATGATGAAATTATGGGTAAAATTAAATCATTAACAGGTGTTTAATTAAAATTATGAACACTTTTAATATTTTTTATCAACAACATATTGATTTTTATATCCACCACCATATTGACTTTCTTCTTTACCACCACCGGTATTTTGTTCTGCCCATTTCCAGTATTCATCACCACCTAATTTAAAGTCATCGTGTTGATTTGCTTTATACCAAAATACCTGATCTTCTAATTTATTACTTTTTGCATTATTATTGATAACTAAACATTCATAGTTTTCGGTACATTGATCCATAACTTGACAAAACATTTCAAATGAAGGGAACATTCCAACATAATGATCATATAAACGTTTTCTATTATTAACAAAATTCTCCCTTAAAATAAAAACAAAATCTACATTTGTTCTAAGATTAGGAGGAATTCCTAAAGCATATTGCATTGTTATTATAAATAAAATCTTAAAATGACGACCAT